TTAGTAAGACGGAGTGATAGTTTATTGTATTCCTGACTCTTTACCTTCAACCAAGAAGGTAGGTTTTCATACATAAACTGTGTCTTAGTAACCAAATTCCTAGCCGTACTCTGGGTAGTAGCTAGTGCTAGAATGTTTTTATCTTTATGAAATATCATCAACCATAGCGAATATCCTGATGCTAGGGTAGAAATTCCTAATTGCCGGGACTTTAGTACTGTGGTATATTGGTTGTCTTTGAATAAATTAAGTACCTTTTCTTGAAATGGATATAAAGCAAAAAGAATACGGCCCCTAGTAGGGTGCTGTATATAACAGTATTTTTTCATAAAGTAAGCGGGATCTTGAGCACACTTTAGGTACTCAGCCTTAATCGCTTCTTTTATGCTAAACTCCTCACTCATAGTATAACCAGTGCCAAGACTATCCCCGCTCCTGTCCCAAGCCCGGTAAACAGTCCCTTCCAGTATTTGGTAGATTTTTCAGTCTTAAGTAATGCTATTTCTTTATCTTTTATTTCCAGCTGAGTTTTATTTTCTTTTACTATTTCGTAAAGCCCTTTTATAGAGCCGTCTTTTTTTACTATTTGCTCTTTTTGAATCTCGATTACATCTCGAAGGCCTTTAGCTTCTCTAATCCAACTTGCTAGCTCTATTTTACATAGGTCACCTAATTCAATATCAGCAATAACTCTCCTGACTATATTGTCAGGTAGGCAAACTAATGTATCTCCGTTAATTATTGTAACGCTTTGCGAAGTAGCTGGCAAGCTCAGTAGTAGAAAGCTTGTTAAGCTGAGCCATTTTTTTATTGAATTCATCTTTTTCTTTTTTACGGGTTAGTTCTTCTAGTTCTAATGCCTTCAGAGTCGAGTCTGCTTTGTTTTGTAACTTTATAGCTTCGTTTTCTAGCGAAAAAACGTAGTTTTTTAAAGAATCTTCTCTTGCTTCACTCTCTAGTCTTTGATTCTCTAACTCTTTTTTATATGCTTTTTTATAGGGATTGAATGATCCGCTCATAAACATAATTAAAACAAAGACAATAAGTCCCGGTATTGCGATCTTTACTGTCGTCGCTAGGTCAAGTTTATTCATGTTCTACGTTTTTTCCATCTACTTGGGTAAGCTTAAAGATTTGCTTTCTAAATTTCTGTTGAGTAGGTTCGTGAATTACAAATACTGTAATTCCATCTCCGGCTACGTTATCAATATAGTAAACCCTATCGTCATTTTTAAATTTTACTCTAGAACCTTTACCCAGGTTATATTTCTGAATAATTTTTCTAGCATCTTCTACGATAAGAAATTCAGCCATTAAATCTAATAAGTTCATTTTTAATAATAAATAGTTATATGGTGTTATAGTAAAGTTGCGATTCAAGGCCCTTTTCAGGATCCCAGATTAGTGCTTCAGCTGATTTTTTAGCACTTATATATCCTTTGCTATGATGCCATGCATCTGTACCAGATAACGAGCTCATAATTCTAACTATGACTCCTTGGTATTCTTCGGTAGACTTATATTTTATCTCTCTCTTATGATGGAAATGCCCTAAGTGAAATTCTCTATAAAGAGTAGTAGCCCATTCCGACGGCACTTCTTGTGCCATAATAAGCGGAAGGTCATTCATTTTCTCCTTATCTCCATGAGTATATCCTAGAAGTACTTTACCGTACTTGTAGTATTTTCTAGGATTAGGGGAATTGTTAACGGTAACGTTTTCGTTATTAAAGAACCAACCTTCTAAAGAGTCTCCTAGAAAGAATGTTTTTTCGAAGTCGTGATTCCCTGGTATTATAACTATATCTACTGGAGCTATTTGGGTTAGCTTTTGAACGTTTTCGATAATAAGCTGTCTTCCGGTTCTAAAGGTCTTCTGCCATCTAGTATCTTCTTCTTGCGGGGTACCGGCGGTGGTTGAGTTATAGGGATGAGATCTATCAGAATTAAAGAAATCGTTTCCTATAGGGATTACTACTCGTTCTATTTGATAGCCTTTTGATGCTTGAATAAAATGATCTATGCAATCACTAAACCTTTGAGTGGCTATCTTGAGATCGTAGTTAGCTCCCACTTCTTGCTCCCATGCAATCTTACCTAAGTGAAGATCGAAAATATTAACTTCTAGCAGTTTAGGTGATTCTACTAAGTCAGTGGAGTAGTTTATTTTTTTCGATGAAGGTGAGAGTAGCTTTAGATCTTCAATAAACTCCTCACGAACGGCTTGTAGATCTTTAATCTCCTTCCTACTCCTAAGCCAGACTTTGACCTGAAATAATGGAGTAGTTACTATTTTATCATCCGGACCTTTAGCTCCTACCTCCCAGGTGTTGACTATCTGACGTTCTATTTCCCAATCCTCAAGAGAGATATTGTAGATAACTAGTAACTGGTCTACGGTTACTATTCTTCCTAGAACTTCAGACGAAATGACTTTTGTCTGCATACGGGTTTTTTATAATGATATAATATAACGTATATTTTTTAAACTACCAACTACTAGGTGGTAGGAATAGCTGCTATTGCATCTTCTTCTTCGTCTTCAGCAGGTGTTTCTTCTTCATTTCCTGTTGGTATCTGAGTAGGAACGCCCACTCCTCCGGCTGTTACTCCTCCTGTAGGTCCTTCCCCTGGAGGGGTTATTTGCTGAGATTGATCAGCAGGTACTGGTCCATGTTTAAACAGATCGCCTAGAGTATCAAGGGCTTGATCTAGTTGAGCTCGGTTATTGAGCTCATACCTTACTCCTTCTATTTGAGCTTGAAAGTAATCCCCCATCCACTTTAGAAAAAATGTTTGATCGTTATTTAAAATAACCCTAAACATAGTAGGCTTAGGGGCTACGTAATCTATAGTTTTTATAAAGGTCTTAAAGTCATTTGTCATGAGCTTCTCAAGAGTTCTTTCTAATTCTGGGAACTTAGCTGTTAGCTCTTCTTCAGCTTCAGGTAGCATAGCACCGTCCATTTCAGTACCTGGGATCTCTTCAGCTCCAAACTCACCTAAAGTCTGAGTTACTAAGCTCTTTAGTTTACTTAGTTTTATTTTCATCTTGTGAGGTTAATTCGTTTTGTAAGATTCTCATAAAGTCGCTTGCTTGATCCTTTGTAAAGCCCGGTGATTCAGGGGTACCGGGTGAGAGGAATTTAGCTAGAGCTTTAGCAAGTTGAGGATAGTTAGGGTTGATACCTACCAAGGCATTATAAATCTTATCTACTTGAGGGCTTTCGATTTTTTCCCTTATAGTAAGTTCAATAAGTTCAAGTAGTTTCGATCTTTTCATTATTTTCTGTTTTTACAGTGCCTAGGATTGCTTTCACTTAAGTAAGGCTTTGGGCATGAAGTACCCTTTACATGCTTACGTCCACATCTCATACAGCAAGTTGACTTATTCTCATATATACCAGGGTTATCTTGATAATTTTCAATATCGTCGAACATTTCTTGTGAGTCTCCAAAATCGTTAAGATTATCTTGAACTAGCTCTATATCGTTTACTCCGAAATCCATAAGAAGGTCTTCGGCTGTCTGAATATCGGGAGTATAGAAGGTGTCGGGATCGTTGAACTCGATATTTGCTTTAGGGTAGCTTGTATTAACAAGCATTACAGCTTTTTTATAGTCTCTAGGATTTACTTTAATATAATACTGTCCTGAAGGAGCTTCGTTCATACCCTGCTTGTGTTGTGCTACCTTTTCTTTCAACTTTGCTCTAGTATCTTCAATCCAATTCTCTAAAAAAGCAATCTGCTTTAGGTCTTTACCTTCTCCCTCACGCTTCTCGTAAGTAAGAGTCTGGTTCAGTTGAATAAGAAATGCTTCCAGATTGATGATTTCATTACCAAGACCTTCTTTCATAGTTGTGGGTTTGTGCATATTATCACGGAAGGTTTTCATCTTCTTTCCGGTAACAGTATTCTGTACTATGTAATGGTCTCCTTGAATAGCAAGTACTTTATGATCAAATCCTTGAACTGAATTTCCTACTAGATCTCCTACTTCTGGAGCTAGTGTGTTAGGTTTGTATTCTGGGCTTACTTCTCCTAAAAATTCTTCTCCTTCTAGGTAATGGAATACTGAAGATAGGTAGTCCGATGCTTTCGTAAGTTTTGCTTGCACCCATCCCTCTAGTTGAGTTTGGTTATCAAGCATATTGAAAAGCTTTATGGCATACTTAGATATCTTTAGCAGATCACTCTTAGCCATCTTTCCCTCTTCATCGGTATAGTCGAAGTGCTTTAACTCAAGCTCTGCTAATTTTACATCAACCCCCATATTGGTTAACCTTTTGATATCAGCCGGGTTGGAAGCTTTAGGAAGCTGAACAGCTCCTTTGACTTGCCCTGCCGCTCCCATGGGTTGTTCGGAGATTGCTCTTTTAACAAGCTCTTTGAGTTGTGATTTTTTAATCTTTTTTCCTTTCATCGCTTTTTTTATTGCTTGGTCTTTTGTTAGGAGATAATCGTCGGAATCGATATCACCATCGTCATCCATATCTGTACCTTTTTTTTCTTCTAACTCAAAATCGGCTTCCATATCATCCATATACTCACCTACGTTAGAATCACTTAGTTCTACATGACCGTCGGCAAGTCTTTGCAAGAAGGTAATCATCATATTCAGATCATCGCTTACATACCTATGGCTTGCTTCCTTATCAATATAAAGCTGGAGTTGTGCTTCTTGGTTAAAAACCTGAGCTGCTCTATTACGGTCTTGAGCCGTTACCTCGATATAGTACTTAGGATTATCTCCTAATTGAGTGTTTTCTAGATTATTCATATTAGGTATACAATAATACGGATCCTGTTATTCTAATATCACGAATAAGAACGTCTAATGTAGTCCCTGCAGGAATACCTTGTATAGGTCCTTGAGGTCCGCCTTCTCCGAAAGTAATATTACCTATATTAGTTGTACTCATAACCGTAAGTCCGGTGAAGCTACCGGTTATCGCTGTACTTCCTGTTAAAAAGAGTCCTCCTGAGTTAGCTACTTTTGCCATTTTTTATAATGTTTATAATAAATAGATCACTGGCAGTGATAGTTAAGGTACCTCTGAAGTGCCTTAGCATATGTAGTTCCTTTGTCTTTTAACTTGCTTTTTTCCGCTCTTACCTTACTGCAAGAAAGCTTCCCTAATCTCTTTTTAAGGATGCCTGGGTTCATAGGTTTATGGTCATTTTCAGCAACAGTATTTCTGCTTTGAAAATAAGTGCCGTAAAAATAATCTAAAGCTTTTTTTCTCTCTCCATCTAGCTTAGCCGATAGCTCGGAATAGCGGTGAGGTATTTTTTTTAAAAGATCGAATAAATCAGCATGCATTGCCCAATATCTAACTTCGTCATCCTTAATTTCACTTATGGATTCATCTCTATTAGCTTCAATAGCTCTTAACTGAGCTAAAGCTTTTTCTTTAGAAGGATGAGTTCCTAGTCTATCACCTCCCTTTTTTGGGTATACAACATACTTGCCATCTACCTTCTTAATGGTTTCCGAGATTATCTCATCTATTAGTAAGGAAAGCTCGCTTATAGTCATATTCTGTTATAGTATCTAAAGGCTTTATGAAATCCAAATAAGCTAGCTTTATAATTGCTTAATTCAATTGAGTCACTACTCTTTAAGTAAATAGTACTTTTTAGCTTCTCGATAACCTCTTCCCATTCATATTCAGGAAGGTTATTTTCTAACCTTTCTTTATTTGTCATAAAAAGATCGTATTCCTCGATACCGTAGTCATGTTCTAAATGTAAAACCTCAATTACTTTTTCTCCTTTGATATAATCAATACAAACATCGTACCCTACTTTCCCCTTTAAATTTAAAAGCTTGGCCAGTTCGTTCCTTTGCGGAATAAACTTCTTTATCTGCTCCCTAGCTCTTCCTTCGAATGGATATATTCCATACAGTCCTGAATGATCGACATATAGATTATCGGATATTTTACTGTTGAGAATCCATTTACTAAAAACGGTATCCCAGGAGCTTTTATAGCTATCTTTTGAAAATAAGAGTTTAGTATTTAAATCAATACCATTAGCCTTATAATAGGCTTGCTCTAAAGTTGTAAGGTCAAACCCTACTCGATCTACATTTTCAATATCAACTAAAAGTAAAAGCTCTTCGTTTGTAAGAGGAGCTTCAATTTTTATATCTTTTAAAACTTTAAAATCACTGTACTCAAATACCATGGCTTATATCAGAGTTCAATTTATCTAAAACGTTATCTGGTATAATGGTAAGGTCTTCGGGAAATGACTGCAAAGTAAAAGGTTTAAATTCTCCATCTAATGATCTCCCTACTATAGCGGTTGAGAAGTGCCCTCCTGTAAACCTGTAAACTACTTCAAATATGGTTCCTTCTAGCTTTTTAGTATGGTAGGCATAAAGCTTAGCTTGATCTATAATTAAATCAAGTTCTCCTAAATCTAAAAGATCAGCATATGCTAAATGCTCATTGACTTCGGTAAATTTGTAGTTAGTTCCGAAATGATTATTGAAGGTTTCAAGGCAAGTTTTCATTATTCTTTATCTTTAATAGGACCGCCTGTTACCCAAGCATCGCAAGTTCTAGAAGCTGCGCATTTAAACTTTAGAAATCTACAGTAACCCAACTCACCGGCATTAATTACATCGTAAGGATCTTCCGAACCCATGTCCGATCCGATACCCTTTGCAATACAGTCTAGAGTCTTAGTCGTAATATCAAAAGCGGCACAAGTACCGCATACCATTTTTTTTAGCTCTTCAGCAGTATCGACCTGCCACATATCCATCTTCTTCTTCCAGAACTTTTCGTTCTTTTGGGAGGGGTCAGCAGGGCCGTATCCGTATTCGTCAATAGCTTTTTGGCGATTCTCAAGATTGAGATCGATGTCTTGTGTTGCGGGAGGGCATTTAACCTCTGCTTCGCTGATAAGTTGGGAGAGTTTCATAATTAATTATAAATTTACAATCCATAAAGATGGGTCAATTCCTATGTCAACTCCGTATTCGTCAATAGCTTTTTGGCGATTCTCAAGATTGAGTAAACCAGATAAACGGGTGTTGCCTGCTACTAGGTCATAATCTTGATCACTAAATTTAACCGCAATCGGTAATTCTATTTCTCCTGTTTCAATTGCAGACATAAACCTATCTTTTTTTGGTTTTTCTAATGTTTTAAAATCTAAATCAACATTACCTAAAACATCCTTGATCTTAGAATATTTAACTATAAATCCTCTTTGAGCAATTTTAATCCAACCTTCTTTACCCATTGCTTTAAATTCAGGATATCTTTTAGCTTCTTCCCATTCAAAAGCAAAATTAGGTTCTTTAAATTGGATTGCTTTTTCCTCTTCTAAGAGAAGGTGTATTAGTTTCATAATACTTCTTATTTTTTCTCTCTAATCAGCAGCTCCCCTAACACCTCTAGCCGGCCTACCTCTCTTTGAAATTCAATAGCGGTCATACCTAATGATATACTTTTTAAGGTACTTTCAAATTCTTTTTTAGCAGACTCTTCGTCGAACTTACCGGCGGTTGCCTTTTTGTAGTACGGAGCCTTGACCTTAAAGTGATGCCAAGTTAAAAGAGCTAGTCCGCCCTTCTCTTCGGCATTAGATGCTATCTTAGCAGCACCAGCTGCACGGGTAGTGGCAAATTCCTCGAAAGTTTCTTTTGCTTTAGTCGGATTAGTTTTTTCTAATAGAATTTTTGCTAATTTCATTTTTTATTTTTTCCAAATTTCACCTCTTCTACACCTTACAACTGCTCCTGAGGCAAGAGCTGAGGGCCATGTATCGTATTCCTGTTTCGCTCTTCTAATACAGCGATCATCTTTTTTCTTATACTTTTTTTCCGAAAGAACTTCATTAACTATTCTAATAAGTTCCTCTTTTGTTACTTTATACCCTGAACCGTATGGAGCTGATTTACCGTCGTGGTTAGGAGCTACGTTTTCTTTTTTTACTTTTGCTTTCTTAGTATTAGGTACTACTTGCTGGCCTTTAGCTCCTGCTGTTTTCTTTTTCCTAGCAGTAGCAGCTCTTTCGCTCTTACTCAGTGATTGAGCTTTTGCTTTAGGTAAGCAACGGTCCGGGTTCTTTTTATTCTTAGAAGTACCGCATGGACCTGTTATCTTTCCTGAGGTTGAAATGTTAACCCATTTCTCTTTCTTAAACCAGTCTCGTAGATTTTCATCTATCAATTCTTGCACAAAAGCTAGTGGGTCTGAAGAAATTTTATCTTCCTTGTCCACGGTATTTTTTGCGGTAGTTAACACTGGTTTTAATGTTTGAGCTTTTGCACTTACTATGAACGCCAGCTCTTTTTTTATGTTCTTTTTTAAGAAAAACTGAAGTACTCTGTGATTTACTTTTCGCCATCGAGATATATCTTTAATAGTAATTTTCCAGAACCCTTTAAGACACGATGCCACTCGTTTCTTTCTATAAATATATTAGTATTTTGTAATAGAGGTTCCGGTAAAAAATTATCTCTTTGGAACTTCCAATTGGTTCCTACCTCTAGTACCTCTATAGTCCTGTCTTCATCATCTCTATGCCAGTAAAGTTCTTTTTCCTCTACGTCGTCGGAAAACTCCCTAACCTTATAAGTTGAAGTAACTTCTAAATCGGTATATGGTCTTTTACCAGAATCCACCAAAATTTGACTTAAGACCTAAAAGCTTAGCGTATCTTGGTAGTCTACATGACCAGTAGCTTGCTTTAGTTTTATCTTTTTTCTGAGAGCATTTATGTCTAGCTGCAAAAGCTTTTCTAGCTTGAGGATTATTTATTTTAGCTTTTAGTCCCGTAGTATCTCCGAAGCTAACCTTTTTTATTCCTCCTCCTGGTTTTCTTACATAAACGTAGAATTTTTTACTACCACCTCTTTTAGGTTTATTTAACTCTACGTCCTTACCCTGGTGCTTTGCTTCATCGAGTTCTTCTTCAAGGAGAGGATAATCTATAGGTACCTGCCTACCTTCAAATAGTTCAAATTCACCTACTTCAGTTTCAAATAAAAGCTCTTTATCTTCCTCACACAACTCGGTTAGTATTCCAGTCTTTGCAAGCAGTCTGGCTTGCTTAATGGTTGAAAAATATGCCAGAGATCCTGGTCTATAGATATTCTCGTATAAGGGTCTTTTGTTGCTTATATGATGATATAAACCTTCAGTAAGAGTTGGTATAACCTTATGCTCAGTAAGTAGCATTACATGAAAAATACGTTAAAAGAAAGACCTACTATGGCGGTAAAAATAATCCAAAGAGCTTTAGAAGCTCCTTCCTTCCATTTCATAAGATCCCTAACCTCTTGCAAAGCATTTTCGTATTCCTCGCTTTTTTTCTCTTTAGCCTGCCTCCACTCCGATACTTTGTTTACCTTTACTATAACACCGTCTTCGGGGTTCAGTAATGTAAATTTTATATCTGAAATGTTGTCTTTAATATCGTGGTATGATGTTTTAAGGTCTTCAATATCACGTGCCATTTCTTTAAACTCGCCGTTGGGCATCTTAGTTTTTAGAGTATGGAGTTCTAAAACAATTGTTTCAAGTAGTTCAAGTTGCTTTGCCGCAGACATAATATGAGCAATAAAAGTTGCTTATAAATAGCTCCTACTCTTTAGAGTCTCTTAAGTATTTTAAATATTCGTTAAGTTTCTTAAGAACTTCATCATTAACCCTTGAGGAATTGTTCTTCCACTCCTCTAAGTCTCCTTGTTCGGTTACGTAAGAGTTAAGAGAATCGTGAAGCAATTCGTGAACGTACCCCTCTAGGTCTTTGGCAAAAGCATCTTTACTTTGGTTTATCATATTTTTTTCATATGATTCAAATAAACCTGCTTTTCTTAGTTGAGCTTCATAGTCGATAACACAGTCAAAGCACATAGTATGTATTTTATACATCTTATGATCATTTTTATGCTTCATCCTTTTCTGACATTTAGGACAGGCTAGGGGTACTCTAGCTGCTTTTTTTACAGCATCTAATTTAGTAACGTTTTGTCGTAAGCCATTTTTGATAGTCCAAGTAACACCGTTATCCTCCCATACATCGCCTTCGATCCTTTCTACATAAACCTTAGAGTACCCGGTACTGGGTGCTGATTTAGAGTTAAAGTCTTTCTTAACGATATTACGTATTCTTTCTACGTCTCTGCTTTTAAATTCTTTTTTAAGATAGCTGTCTGCCATAACCGTACTTTTCTAATTCTTTTATAATTTGTTGAATCTCTTGGGTGTTTTCTGGGTGATGTATTCCAATTCCCCCCTCTTGATTGACTCTTTCAATAGTATCTTCTCTGTCGTCTATTAAGATAGAACCTAACCCGGCTACTAAATGCTTTTCTTTAGCATGCTTAAAGATAATAGGAGTTCCGGGTATATTTTTTTCAACCCACTCTAATTTACCCTCAACACTTGCTTTGTTATCAGAAGGAGATGTGAGGAGTATAGGGTCGTAAGGTTCAATAAAGTTCCATAGAGTTTTACCTTGAGGAGTCCACTCCATATCGCTCCAAAACTTAAGACCTATTTGACCGTCGATTAAATGCCAAAATCTTTTAGTTCCGTACTTTTCTTTGTAGATCGAAGGACTCATTCCGGTAAAGTGATCGAATCTCCCGGTAAAGTCACAAAGTACTCCGTCCATATCTACATATAGCTTGTACTCGGGTTTGAGGTCGTCTAATGTTAAAAGTAAAAGAGTTAGATCTCCCATACTTTATGCCTTAGTTGTTTTATCAGTCCACTCTCTAAAGGTTATATTTCCCTTTAAGTATGCTTCTTCCTCTAGTTTCCGTAAATGCTCATCCTCATTTATGTTGGTAGTTGATACCTCTCCGTTTCCAATTCTACCTTCTTGCTTTTGAATATGATGTATCATCTCATGAGCGAAGGATCTTAGTATATCTTTTGGATGCCTGTTTGAAGTATAAAGCACTATTTCCTCTAACTCAGGGTCGTAGTAAGCTGTTTTACCTAGTATCTTTTTTCCTTCTTCTAAATCTTCTCTAAGAGTAATTTTAGGGAAAGGCTTTACATTCATATCTTTGCTTTCCATATACTCCATAATTGCTCGCATAAAGGGAGTGTAATCGGTAGGTGTGTCTATAGGTTCGGTGGTTGAGTCTATGAAATGAATTATAATCCTATCCCCTTCAATATCCGCCGTCATTGAATTGGGTATAATTTCCTGCAGACGCTCCTTAAGTTGATATAGGGATTCCTTATCGATATTTGTAAGGTTGTCTTTAGTTTGAATTATTTCAGATAGATGCTGTATATCTTGTGGAAAGTCAAGAGAGGCTATAGCTTTTTCTATAGCTAGGTGTAAATTTACATCTAAATCTTTATTTTTCATGATAGTTTTATAGCGGTTGGTACGCTATTATAAATAGGCTCGGTGGTTGGGTTGTCCATTTTATACAGTTCATAGATAAGTTTAAAGAATCTAAAGTTCTTATCTGTATCGTCAGCCTCTATAATCTCCCAACCTTTACCTTGATATGAACCCGCTTTCTTTGAAGGTGTTCTTTTAGCTGATTTTAACCACAGTATTCCAGTCTTATCTATTTTCTGACCGGTGGTTTCTTCCCATCCTGTTGCATAAGCAGCTAGTTGCAACTCATGTGACTTATGAATGGAGTTTGAAGTCTTAATATCAACCAGCCAAATTAAATCATCAAGCTTAAGAATAAGGTCAATAGTTCCAGCATACTCATGCTCATCAGAATAAATGAAATGCTCAGATGCGAGTACTTCAGGTTTATAGGTTTCAAAAAATTCATAGGCTTTTAATATCATATTCCAGACCTCTAGAGAGTATTTCGCGTTGCCAAAGTCATCCATCCAGGTAATTTCTTCTCCCTTAAGGAGATCTTCAACGGCATTGTGAACGGCGGTGCCTTCTTCACCTGCTTTTCTCATAATGAGATCAGAATTATGCCCTACATCTTTAATCCATTGCTCAAAAAACTTATTCTTAGGCATGTACTGTAGAATGCTTGTAACTGATGGATAGTACTTACCTTCAGATCTCTTATAAACCCGACGGTCTAAAAAGTTAATTTGCTGTAATTTAGGTTGAAAGTCTAAATTCTTAAGTTTATGTTCTTTTAATATATTTGAGCCCTTTACTAGCATAGTTGGTATAGTTTGTATTCCATGATTTTACTTAAATTTATTTCGTCAGCTGTTTGTATATGTTGGGTAAACGCTTTGAATCCCATCGAGCTAGGATCTTTATCAGCCATATCAACCAGGTAAACCCTCTTACCCATGGAGAGCAATTGATCTGAAATGGTTAGAGCGCTTTTCAGAGCATCTCTATCTAATGCTATATAAACATCTTTTACCTTGTTTAGAGCAAGTTTTCTTAATAAACTTTGACTCATTGTTTTTCCTAATAAAGGTATAGCGTTCCGTTTTATAGCCATAGCGTCAAATACACCTTCACATAGTACGACAGGTACATCCCAGTTTATAAAAGCTTCAAACCCTATAACGTCTTTTGAAACGCTTGGGTTTTTATACTTAAAAGAAGTATCGGGGTTAACGCTTCTTCCTACGAAGTAGTTTAACGTTCCTCTCTCATCATAACTGGGTACTATAATTCTGTCGGCATATTCTCCTGAAGGACAGTATCCTATGTTATATTTTATAAAGTCGTTATCGGTTAACCCTCGATTATAAAGGTACTTTCTAGCTCTGTTGATAATAATAGAACCGCTAGGTTCGCTTAAGAGTCTAATCCCTTTAGGTAGTTCAAGACTAAAGGAAATATGAGCGTCAGTACTTCCCTTTAGAATATGCTTGGTAACCTCAGAGATAATAGTTTGATCAATCTTAAGTTGCTTAAGTAATGATCTAATGGTTCTTCCCTTAGTATTACATACCCAACACTCCCAAGGATTCTCTCCCTTTTCATTAGTATGAAGATTTACTTCAAGCTTTGGTTTATGATGGTTGCAGAAGCTACAATAAAATGCGTAGTTCTCTCTAGCCCTTTTATGAGACTTACCTAAAAGTTTTTCTAGATAATTTAGTATGACGAGATTTTCCACTATTTTATATACCCTTATACAAGAATATACGAACCTAACCTCTAAATGTCAACTAATGTATAATTACCTTTATACCTCATTATGTTTTCTGGAGACCAGTCGATTTCATCTCCTGATATTCCTACACTGTTAAAGGCTGATTTTAAGCCTTTAACGAGTTTTACTAGCTCTATATTTTGAGTAAACTTGTTAAGCTCCTCGTCTTCTCCTCGGCTTAGAAAATCCTCAGCAGACTCCTCTATTTCCTTTATCTGAATCTTCTCTTGATCGGAGATAGGATCGGCAACTTTAGTGTAAATAACTCCCAATGACTCGCTAAATCTTTTTACCCCTAAAATAGGAATAATAAAAGGTGAGGAGTGCCCTTTGAGCTTTATAGCATGGTCTATTTCATAACTGTCAGTAGTAACTTTTAAAGCTTTTCCTTCTCCAAGATCAAAAGCAATACCAAAGCCGCCTACTCCTAAGTCAGTTGTCTTATACTTTTCTCTTAAAGCATTTACAAGAGCTAAGTATTTTTTGTCTTTACTATTCTCTAGTATAATATCCTTAAGCTTCATTGGGAAAGTCTTTTCTGTAAAATTTACCTAAAATATTATCGTTGTAGTATAAGCTGCTAGGTTCAATTGCTCCGAACTTAAAAATATACTTACATTCATAGTAGGTGAGGAGTTTTCTGTTAGGAGCAAACTCCAATATCTCTCTACTAAATTCACCTCGACCTTGAGCCTTTACTGTTTCAATAAATTCTTTATTAGAACCGAAATAGTCCTTCCAATCGCTTTCGGTTACTACTTTTTTAGTAGTAGGCTTTCTTCCTTTACCTGTTAATTCAGCTAATTCCTTTTGAGTAAGCTTTTTATTTCTTTCGAAATATAAAACTTTTCTACCAATATATTTTTTATTGGTTTTATTGTTAGTTATCTGGTATACAAAGCCAAAAGTATTAGCTGGTATATCTAAAAGTTGGGTTATAAATCTACCTTTATAGGTCCAAGGATCTTGAGTGATCATTACATATCTAAGTTTACGATGATACTCATATCTGTGGTTGCAGAAGTAGGTACTGGTTGAGCTAGTTTAGCTACTGCTACCAGCTCCTGTTCGTCATTATAAAGTCCTACCGTTGTAATATAGGGTGAAAAGAAAGATGCAGTTGCAAAGGTATACAGAAGTCCGTCAAATCCTGCGTTGAGGGAGGGGTTTAGTGAGTAGTTTGATTCGTTTTCAGATATAGTACATTTATACTGAGTTTCATATATAGTAACTGTAGATTGAAACGAGCATGTTGTATTAGCTAACGTTGTTATACTTGATAGAGGTAAATTTTGATTTGTAAAAATTGCAATACCGTGTTGATAAATTATATTACCTACATTTTGATTAGCTGATATACTGCCACTAGTGGTAACTAAAGACCCCGATTCAAAATATAAATAAATATCTGAAGGGAATGGTGTAGCATTATCTTGAAAATCTATAATAGTCTGATCTGAAGATAATTTAGTACTGGTAACTGATATGCCCTGACTAGCACTTATAGCCGGTACAAAAGTGGCAATGGAAATTTTGTTAAAAGGGGAATTGATACTCCCGCTAGCCCAAGATGCTGATATAAAAGTATAGCCTGAAGGTAGGGTAATGGGGGAAGTAAACCCAATTTCACCAGGGTTAACTATTGAACTTGCAGAGGCAGTTATGGTCTGGTTGAATAAACCTGCGCTTTGTGTCCAGGCAAAGCTAGCTGAACTATATAAATTACCTTCCTCGTCATCGTATGCATTAAGGCTAGAAGAATAGTTAAAGGTAAAAGATCCGGGTTTAATAAAAGTTCCAAAGATAGAACTAGGAATAGAAAATACTGCTAGCTCTGCTCCTGATCCTGTTGGAAAGAATCTTGACTGGGAGAGAGAGGTTTGTAAGTAGTTATAATAGCCCGTTGATTGATTAGGACCTGTTAGTCTGTCAGAGTCTCTATTTACTCCTGGAATAACTGTAGTTACTTGAGCAGGATCTCCTACTGAGCTTGATAAGAAGTTAGAGTAGTAAAGCTCTTTTATTGAGCTATAAACAAGTACCTGATACTCAGAACTTAAAGTACCTGTTACTGTTTTATTGCTTATAAAGGATCCTGAAGTACCTAAGAATCTATCAATTCCAATACCAGAAAATTCACTCTGCTTGAAAGTAAAATTTTTATTTACCTCAAACGGAGTGACTATTACGTCTGATGCTAGAAATTGTTTGTAAGCACTCATTCATTAGAAGTCTAGCTTTACTCTCACTAAGAACTCTTTTGTAAAGTTCTTTTGTAAAGGTCTGGATAGTTTAGCTACTGCAAGTAGGTCGTTAGTATCATTGTATAGTCCGACGGTCGTTATATAGGTCTGTGGATTGTATATAAAGTCACCGTAAAGCACCTCTCCGGTTGATCCGCTAACAAAAGAAGGGTTTTCAGAGTAGTTAAATTCCTGGTTTCGACTTCTGATAAACACATAATCCGAGGTAAGAGTTTCTTCAGAGTTTAGGCCGAATGATTTTCCTCTAGCAATAACATTAAACAACTTTCTGTTGTTGTTATCATCAGTGTTGGCTGATAGTCCTGTTGATATAGCAATACCTCCGTTAGCTGCTGATAGGTCTAGTGCTTGAGCATTTAAAAGGACGGTACCGATATCTGGTAAGAATAGTCCGTAGGATCCTGATGCTGCTGTAAATCCTGTTCCGGTATATGCCTTACCGTCCGATCCGCTAACAATCTGGAAGACTCTACCTGAATCGGTAAATGTTACTGAAGAGGTATCTCCGCTATTGTCAGTTAAAAGGATTGTAGCGCCTGCTGATCCTGATAGCTTTAGATTGAATGATCCTACAAGAAGTTTCTCCTTGTATCTGCTTCTATCTAATGATATAGCGTAGAATGAAGAACCAGTAGCATTACCAAAAACGAACTCTGCTAATTCATTACCGTATACCAGAGTTCTATACTGACCGTATATAGCTCTTGAAGGACTTAAACCCGGTACTGATGAGTTAAAGTATAAAGATCCTGATCCGTTCTTATTACCAAAGGCAATATCAAACTGACTTTCGGCTGTAGGTTGGTCAGATCCTGTCTGATAAACGCTTAAGTAATAATCTCCCGACGCTCCAGCTTCTTGAACTGATGAGCTGAAGAATGTTGTTAGGGTTGCGATGTTGCCAGAAAATAAGGCAGCAGTAACTGAATCAGCACTTACTAGGAAATCTTCAGAATCTAGTCTCTTAAATGACATATTTTATTAGTTTACTTTGGTTACAGTTATCGGAATGGTTAACCTAGCTCCTGAATCCCTTCCTGTTACTGTTAGAGTTGCATAAAGTGCTGTGTTTGAACCAAATAACGTATTGATAGTAGTCGTAGACAAGTTAAATGTAGTTCCGACTACTGTCTTAGATACGTTAGTACCAATTGTAGTAGTGGTGTTTAGAGCTTGAGCTTGAGGAGTATTAATTCCTACTCCTGTAAAGGCGTTAAATAGCCTTACATCAGAAATAATGGCGGTATATCCGGATGGTTCAAAGCCTGATGACCCTCCCAAATAGTTAAGGGTTTGAGGTGTGATTGCTAAAGAAGCTCCCTGCTTAATAGTAATAGCGGAGTATCCTATATCTAGTACTGGTATCTTAGCAGTACCCCTTGGTAGGGTTGCTAGTTTATACTTCATGATCTGAGTTTCATCAGGAAATGCTTCTAGCAAGGGTAGATTATCAATTGCTTCTCCGTAAAAAGCTGATCCTGAGGGGTGTGTGGGATTATAGAGTGTATAATCTATCTCATCATCAGCTAGAGCGAACTGAGTTATCCGGAAGGTACCGTCGTTTTTTGCTAGAAGCTCTCTACCTTTCTTGGTAAGAATTGCATCAACGGTTAGTACTGAGTTGTTTAAATATCCCATTTTTCTTTATAAATATAAAACGTTACGTGTTTCTTAAGGTTTGCAACCTAAATCTTCTATTAATTCGATCAAAATTGTCAAGTATATCTTGTGATAAATATTGAGGCTTAATTAATCCGGCTGAAGTTTGTCCGAGTGGTTTTTGTGATTTGAAGATAATGAAGTTTTTATCTTCTACATACCTTCTTATAACAAAATTGTCAATATTAGTATTAGGGTAAATACTTGGCTGTACCTCCAGTATCAAAAATCCTGAGCTTAGATCTTTTCCGTATGATGCAAGAGGTGGTGGAATGCCAATAGCATAGTCGAAAAACTTATCTTGAGGATTATAGACCTTTACAACAAGGTGAGACTTGCTCTCCTGTCCTTCAAATCTAATCTCATCACCTGGTAGTATTTCAAAAGGATACTTAAGAGTATTAAAACCAGATCCTGCGATATCTTTTTGTTGTAATCCTAAAACGCTTTTTAAAGATCCTTGAGCTAATAAGTACTTATCGTCTACGTAGTAATAGCTTTGAGAGTATACAGCGCTTCCTGAAAGCCAGTAAGAAGCTGTGACTGAAATAGCGGGTTCTATTGTTTGATCTACCTTCAGATAACTTCCGGTAGTAATAAACATTCCTGTAGTACTGCAGAACACTCTAGCTCTATATCGGCTTTCAGATAATGCAGCGATGGGTCCGGTTTCTATAATAGTTAGTTTAGGTTTAAAAGTATCATAAGGGATCTCATCGAAGGTTGATACGATGTCAATAAAAACACCTCCTGTATCTGATCCTGATCTTTGTAGCATGACTTGATAAAGAACCCTATAATTGCTTGTCCCTTTTCTATCAACGTTAACTCCTGCAACAAAATTAATAAGAGTAGAGCTTGTAAACGGTACTTTATATTCGTAAGCTGTTGTATTATATGCGTTAGGGTTATCGTAAACCTCATCATTGTTTGGTACTACAGCGTACTGCCCGGAGTTAACAGGAGTACTAGATCCGGAATATACTACGAATGCTTTAAAGTTTTCGTTAATAGTTATATCAGATCCGAAGGTTAAAGTTCCTGCTCTATTTCCTATTTGTGATCCTGTTTGAGAGTATACAATAGGTTCTATTCTAGCTCCAGCTCTAACTACTTCTTGCATGCCATTTAAAATGGACATATTAACGTCAAAAGCTTCGGGATCTTCAAGAACTACTTCTATCTTATTGCCAGTCTTGTAGGTGTTAAGCATATCGTAGTGCCCGGTTTGGGATACTCCTGGTTCTAGAGCTTCTCCGTTCCTATCTATAATATACCCTATGTGAGCGGCAACCGTGTCGTTCCTTTCAGGAGAGGTTCCTCCTATAAAATTAAAGTACGCAAAGGTTGAATCGGTATAATTTATTACCGGATCTCCTCCGTAACTTGAATCACCTAGAGTAAATTTATTTAACTCAGCACCCTCTAATCTTGACCCGTCGTATCTAGGGTTCTTGAAGCTATTCAAACTCAAATAGTAATCATTAAATTCTGCCAGTTGTGCTGAACCTGATAGTATGGCGTTTATATTGCTAGCTGTAATTTGTGATATACTGTAATCAGCTTTAAATAGAATTTCACTTCTTTCGGCTTGAAACGCATTATTCTGTAGAGCGTTATAATCGGAGTTTGTAAATTCCTCTGGAAGGTAAGGATCAAAATTAAAGTTCTCTTGAAATCCTAAATTTACAGGATTTAGATTAAAGGGAGCTACTTGGACCAAAACAGAGTTTGAAAGTTCAGTAACTCCTGTAACTATTAGGTCAATGAATGTAGCTCCACTGCCGACACCCATTCTAATCTTTTGAATAGATTTAAGTGTAAATACATTATTTCGTCCGGCAAGATCAGTCTTATTAAACTTTAAGTACCTTATACCGTCTACAAATTGAACTGGTGCTGACATATTAAGCTGGTAGTATTGGTGTTTTAGGATCTGCTAAAGTTCCTCTATCGAAAAATATATTGCAACCTCCACTGCCGGGATTAGCCGCTAGAAAGGCTTGGAAGCTACCACTATTAGAGTCAAATAGAGTGGTGTTATACCTTATAGAAGGTTGATCAACCAATCGGAAGGGATTGTTGGTTGATAGATCTCCCGTAGTGGCTACAATATCACTTCCGCTATACTCTCCGGTATAGAATTCTTCTTGAAAAGTTATAATTTGAGTTACTAATCCAACGGGAGTAAGTATAGCTTCAACCCAGCTTTGGGTAACGTTGTTATTATTGGTGAGACCATTAATAGCATTTACAGAGCCTCCAGCACCTCCATTAAAAGTACCAACATCTATTGAGCCAGAATACAGCAGCTCTGTTGATCCTACTTGAGGTACGGGGTACTTACTTCTCTCCAGTATGTGCTGCTTTATTACTACCCCTGCTGCAACTGATGATCTAGCAGGAGCAAAATCTTTAACCAGCTTAAATAAAGTATTATCAAAGTACTTTAGTATTCTGATGTAGTCGTTAAAATCGTAATTATCAACGTACTTTTTAAAATAATCTTCCCTTAAAGGGGTAAGGTCGTTGTAGGAGGATGCTGACTGGTGTCTTGGGTCTCCAATAAACTCTCCTATATTAAAGAAACCCAATTGAGCTACTATATCGTCGTTTATCTCATTGGAAGGTGAGAATGCAACTTCAACGTAGTTTATATCTCTAGTATAAGTTCCGGTTTCATCGTTATCTTTTTGAATGCTAACATAGCTTGATAAAGTATTGCCGCCTACTAAAGTAGGGTTTACTGATCTGATCTTATCAGGAACTCTGTTTTTTATACCTGCAATGGGTTCTTCTAAGAAGAAAGTTTCTTCGTTATTAACCCACTCTCCAGCGGTAATGGTAAAGTTGCTATTGGAAGTGAAGGAATTTTGTTTAACTCCCGATCCTGATACTGCTGGATGAACGGATATTGATCCGGTATATAATTCACTACCTAAAGGAAGTCTTGCTGCTAATTGCTGGTAGGATGATGAGATATTATTCCCCTCAATAGACAAAGGGTTAGCAATCAACGATCTAGCTATGCTTTCGCTAATACCTACTCCGTAGTACTTTATTTCTTGATAATAACCGGTAAACGGATTGTATAATTTACCGCCTAGTGTAACTTGCTGTCTTGTTTTTGAAGGGAAGAAAATATTCTCTCCGCTTGTATAAACTGTATCATTACCAGCAACGGAACTTGAAGCATAGAATCCTGGAAGAGTTCCAGTATACCCGTTGTATAGATTACATCCTGCGTATAGATACCAGGTTGTTCCTACTTTTGATACTACTGCCGTCCACCATTCACCGTTATTTATAGGTAAATTTATACTAGCTGAAGTCGTTGAATTTGCATAGAATTTAAGGGTGGTGAATTCAGAGCCCGTCGTTGCTATGGATCCGCTAAAGCTTCCTGATATATTTCCTGCTCCTGAATATTCTAAAACCAAACCTAAGGTAGGAGTGTTAGTGGTTTCTACATCCCATAGTGATTGAGAGCGTTGTGTAAGAAGGCTATTGCTGTTAACGGGTTTAAATCTTACCGATACTGTATTAGGTACGTTATTACTGTTCCATGAAGGGATTATAAAGGGTGAGTTTACAAAGCCGCTATCTCCTGTATAGTATGCTAGGTTATAAACTTGCTGGTAATTATCAAAATCGTTAGTATTTACCTTATCTTTTCCTCCGAACTCATTGATTCTAAGGATAGTATCTGGTATTCCGTAAATATTGATTAGAGCTCTTACTCCTTCTACCGTTCCTTTTTTCTTAAGGAGATAGGGTAGGTTGTGATATATCCTCTTATAGACTTCAACTGTTATATCACTGGCGGGGATAAAGGTTGAAGCAGTAACGTAGGAAGTAATTTTTTCACTACCCGTGCTGGGTGTCCCTGAACCTGAAATTGAAAAACCCGTTAATGAAGAATATAGATCATCGCCTGAGAATTGATTGGTATAAACTTTAAGTCCAAATGATCTTAAAATATCACCCATCAAAGCTTTAGGAGCTCCGAAGTCAGGTCTGTTATCTGAATCTAATCTGTCGGTAATTCCTTTTGAATATATCCATAGATTATCAAAATGCTGACCTATCATGCTGATAAACAGCTCATAGGGTAGGTTAGCACTATCTTCTCTTAGGTATTCAGGTACGGTAAAAAGTAAGTTATCCTTGTTTAGTTCGTCGTATAAAGATCCGGTGTATAGCTGCCCTCCATATGCTGGTAATGCTGAATTGGAGCTTCCTATCCAGCTGATTACCGCAGCACTTCCTGTACCGGCGAGAGTGTATGGTTGGGTGGAGGTTGTTTTTGGCCATGCTTTTGATCCGCTTTCGTAATAGAGAAAATATTCGTAACCATCAAGATTGGTCTTAATCTCATTAATCTTATTTTGAATAATTACCTTAGATTGACTAACAAACAAAGAAGACGAAGTGCTTCCTGTAACATTAAAGACCGTCCGTCCTAGTTCGTTTTGGTAGTCTTCAAGCAATGAAACCTTCTGATAGAAGTTTAAGACTCTCTGTCTTGCTGAAGAATAATGTATAAAGTTTGAGTAGTCGGTGTAATCTATATTTACCTCTACTCCTTTATCAACCAGCAGTGAGCTTAATTGCGAGAATGAGCTTGTTAAAGTAGTTGCTAGTAAGTTGCCTGCGTTGAAGTAGTTACTTGTTACTCCTATCTGGTTTTTAATATCTAAATTAAGGTTAGGTCCTTTTAGATTGAAAACAGGCTCTAGGTCGTCAACTACCGTATCAGAGATTGTTACTTGGTAATTAACCGGTTCCGCTATCTTTTGAGTTAAGAAGAAAGTATTCTTTAACTCATACTCAGCTGGTAGAGTTTCGTATAACTTAACAACAATAGAGCTGTTATCTAGTATAAGGTTAACTGCAGGAATAAGTTCGTTTCCTCCGAAGTTTAAGTAGAAGTAAACTATAGTAGCACTAGTATTTATCTCATCGATAAAATCTTGAACGCTCTTTAGTACTGTAGGATCGTCTAGAGATAGACTATCTAATCTAGCTTCAGTTCTATCTGTTGATATCTCAGAGATATAGAACTTATTATTTTCGCTAGTAAAGAATAGGGGGGTGTAAAAGTCAAACTTTAAGTTTAAAATTCCTCTATCGAATTCGTAATAATCTAAGACTCTTTGTACATCAATACTTACCGTCGATATCTGGCTTGTATTTTGTAGAGAGGGGTCGTTTTCTACTGAGTAGAGAATAAACTCAGGGTCGCTAATTAGAAGCTCTTCATTGAGGGTGGTTATAGTAATTTCTACCTTATCTCTACCTGGGGTAAATAGAGAGGTAGAGAATGATCCCTCTAGAATGTTAATATCTTGAGAGTTGAGTTCTCCTCCAGTTCCTAGATCTACTACCGTTATATTATCCATTGGTTAGTTTGCTTTCAAATTCTAGGTTTGTTCTATTAGACTCAAGTAATTCGTTTCTTAGACTATTGATCTCTTCTAATAAAAGAGCAATTTCTTCTTGTTGATTATTGGCATCGATATAATTCCCTGATTGCTGAACTAGGTATTCATGAGAATTAGTAGCTCCAAACTTTGGTATTGCAGTGAAAAGGGTATCGTAGGTTTGAAAGAATAGCTGAATGTTTTCAGTAGTGGGTTCAACAGCGGTTACTTCAGCGGTTACTAATTTAGTAATTTTAGTATCAACTACCTTACTAAATGCCGCCTTACTAAACTGCTCGCGTACTAGGTCAATGTTAATTTGTGACATGCTAGAGATTTACTACTCTTCCTTGGATATCGGAATCCAAAAACTTAACTTCAAAAATACTTGGATCTAAAGAAGGATATATAATATTATTTAACGTACCTCCTTTAATATCATAAGCGTTAACTGAATAACCATTAGCAGTTCCTGCTTTGTTAAGAATCTCAATATTTTTTACCGTCTGTACTCCTTTAACTAAATCTAGAAGAGCGTAAAGCTCTCTTAATATAATAGGTTGGTTTATCTGCCAGTTATCGATATTAAAGAAACCTTGCACTTGATTTATGCACTCTAGAATTACTTGATTGTTATTAAAGTTTGGCAGAGTTATGATATCAAAGTTTACGCTAATGTTTATAATAAATGCATCTTTAATCCTTACTGAATCGTTAAGCATTCTATACTGTGTGAGGTAGGTCCTTAGATTGCTTTTAATAGCAGAGCTTGCCGTTCTTAAGTTCTTTATACTATCGTAAGATAAGATAAAGAGATCAAGGGTGCTTGGGGTTTCTCCGGTATTAACATCCGATCGCATAGTAGGTTGAGCATAAACTTTAGCTACTGTTCCATAGTCCGCAGGCATACTTAATGCTCGGACTAGATAATCCTCCTTTGTAACTGATCTTAACTGAGAGGCAAATGCAGCCATTGAGTTAAGTCTTATATCTTCTAAGCTATCTCCATCTCCTCCTCCGGTTGCTGCGGTAAGATTATTTACTGCTAAGGAATTAAATATAGCATCGGTACCCGCTCCTGCTGGTAGTCCTGAATTATTGAATAGAGTTCCGCCTGTTGTAATTGTAGTTAGTTCATTAGCTGCTACGTTAGCTACTGCTCCGCCGCCTTTTAAATACCTGATACTTAGAGTAGTATTAGAGGGTGCTATTCCGTAGGTACTAGAGAATAGAAAATTAGAAGGAGCAAAAGCAGTAGTAAGCTTTTCCTTCTTGTACGGTAGACCTAATCCAACATTTTCAGGATTTGGTACTATGATTTCCGGAGTGCTGCCTACCGTTCCAGCACCAAACTGAACCTCTAGATTACTTGAGTCTTTAAATCTAGTTACAAATCTTCTAGGTTGCTTGGTTAATTTAAGCAAAAACCTAGCATCAGTTCCTATTGAAAAATTAGGATCGTTGGTGTTAGTATTTTTTACTTCATCAAAGATCATTTCTTGAGCTAGGTAAGGAACCTCATACCAGGTGTTACCGTTGGAATCAGTTGCGTCTAGTATCCCTAATATGTTTGTATCTGAGATAGTTACAGTTGAGAACTTTTGGCTTGCACCAAATGAAGCGGAAAAAGTAGTTGTGGTTGCTGATATTGCTTCTCTAGTTTTCTCTAAGAGATAAAATTCAGGTTGTCCGGTAGTTGAGTTTACCTGATATACGCTAAGGTTCGTTGGATCTTCAGAAGAAGAGAAGCTAAAGTCTACCCTATCTCTTACAAGAAACGTCGCGTTAGGGTCTACAACTGAAGCTACTTGAGTGTTAGGAGGTACGTTTAGGGTAAACCTAAAATCAGGAATAGTTGCACTAGAGCTAACAGTAGCAGGTATGAGTTGATAGAAGGTAAGGGTAGCGATAGCTGCTGAGCTTGCTTTAGGTCTATAGCCCATTGTATAGGCTAGACTATATATATTTTCCTGCTGTCGGGCATATTGTAGGAAGGTTTCTTGAATCTGATTATCCAAGTAAAACGACAGAACGTCTCCTACATAAGCAGACATCTCCATAAACATCATACCCGGTGATGCTGGGGTAAAGTCGTTGTAGGTGGTGGGGAAATAGGTTTTAGTATACTCAATAAGCCCCTGTCTGAAGCTTTCGAATTCCCTATTTACGTATTTTATATCTCTTTTCTCAGCCATTTGTTACTGCTATTGTGAAGTTGTCTTCTATTGCATAGGATTTTATAGCGTAACCAAGGTTTATATACACTGAGTTTGAATCAGGGTCTCCACTTACCGTAAGTGTTGAGATGGTGAGATTGGGGAAATACTGAACTAGTAAATCGCTTAATCTCTTTTGTAATCCATCTAGTGAAGAATTACTAATCATCTCGAAAATAAATGCTCTTATATTTGCACCAAAATTATTATTAAATACTCTTTCGTTTTGATTGGTTAGTAGGAAGTTAATTATATTAGCACGTATAGCTTCTTTAGTTGTATAGGTAATATTAAATACCGCCTTTCCTGAGAAAGGTATATTTACCCCAACCCCTACTGAAGGTTTTAGGTCTAATGGGCTAATTTGTTTAACTTGATATGCCATTATTTCCTACCTACAAGCTTCATAATTGTATTCATTGAAACTTCGCCTTCGGGCAATTTTCCGTTCATTAGATCTACATTGCTCATACCTGGTGTATTACCTGAGTCGATATCAAGAATGGTTTTGTATTCTGAAGAGTTCATACTAGCTCTAGTTTGTGCTAGCATTTCCTGTAAGGGAGTAGCGGCTAATCTACTAGGTATTTCTACGTTTGTAGATCTAGGGGGTTGTGCTGGAGCTGGGCTCGTAGGAGTGGGTTGATATTGTGAAATAGGAGCTCTATATTGAACTTCAGAAATGGTGTTTCTGTTACCCCGTACTGCTTCAAGTAGAATGTCTTTCAACTCTTCTTGGATAGCTTCCCTTACTGCTTCTTTGATTAAGGTTTTAAATTCGCTAGGTTTCATAATTATATATATTTTTGATTCTAAAAATTATACTTGATTATCAATTAAAAGTTTTAATTCCTCGATAATAATATTACTATCGGTTGAGAAAGTTAAGTTAGTTTTAAACTTTACCACTCCTCTTGGGTCAGTCGCCCTTCCAAAGCGCTTTTTTAAAGTAGTAAAGTTTTGTTCATCAAAGACTACCTCTAGGCTTAACCCTTTGTAAAATACTGAACCATTAAAAAGGCGTTCAGTAGTTCTTTCAGTTAAATCGTTTATAGTATTATTTGTAACTTCAAAAAGATTATTTGTAGCTTGAAAAGCAATATCTGTTTCTTGAGTACATCGTAATATTACTTGATCTAATAGATTAATTTTTGCTTGGACCGATACTACTATTCCTCTTAAGGTTTGACTTAAATCGTTTAAACTCTTTGATAAACCTTTTCCTACTTTGATAGCTTCTTTTAAGTCTATCAATCTAGTAGCATAAGTATTTGTTTGTCCTAATGTAGTAAATTGGTTAGGTGCTGGTAGGAGTATAGCGATACTGATAAGTAACTCTGATCCGGTTAGAATATTGTTAACTGTATTGCTAGAGGTTTGAGTATTATTAATAGCTTTTTCAATATTGCTAAGTCCGGAGTTAATATTATTTTTTATCTCAATGGTCTTCAATAGAACTTCTCTAGGAGGACAGATATCTTTGAACTTTTCAATCTCAATATCAATAGCTGTTAGAAGCCTATCTTCAAGTTGAAGTTGCTGTCTTACAATTACTAGTATGATTGAACCTATGCTCATCGACTTACAAATACTTTTTTAGATTTATACAAGTCTCCTTTTAATCTCTTATCGATCTTACTGGTTGTAATTCTAAGCTTAATAGCGGCTGTTGATATGCCTGTGTAGGGGGTTCCTGCCGGTAGGGCTATAAAAGTTTCAAATTTAGATGCTAGGTTATCGATTTGATTAAGAAGTTTTTGAAAATCATCTAAAAATTCTTTACCAAGTATGACTGGTTCGGTAGGGTACTTTTCATTATCTAAACCTAGGAAAATCTCACTGCCGTTTACAAAAAAGGTCTCGTTCGCCTCAACTGATACTTTTGTAGAGCTTAGGTTTATAGAGTTTCTAGCACTTGCTATTAGGCTTTCGTTCTTTGCATTTAGAACTATTCTATCGGAACTTAAAACTAGTTGTGGTTGAGAGAATGAGTTAATTCCTTCAACTTTAAGCTTTTGTAATCCGGTACCTACAACCGGTAGGGAGTAGGACAGTACTTGGTTGCTTGATAAAACTAGGGTAGTTTGATCGTTATCAATGCTTTCAGAAACCGGTAGCCATCCCGCTTGATCGAGACTAGGGTTATGGCCATTTGATAGTACGGTGATGGGACCTGGTTTACCCTTCCAAAAATTACTACTGCCTTTTATAGTACTAGAAAATCTCAATGAACTACCAAATCTACTCTCAAATATCAAATCTCCTTCATAAGGTATGAGGGGATATATTTTATTACTCTCTTTGAAAGTTACTCCTAAATCTATATTAGTACCCTCATCGCTTACTCTCCTGATAGCTCCTCCTTTAGAGGTAGTATCATAGTCTCGCTGCTGACTTTTTGGTATATTATTATAGTTTACGTTATCTGGAATAGCGTTATGATGTGTACTATTCCATACGTTTATAGGGGGGAAATAATAATAGCTAACGGAATTGGTATCAGATTGCAGTTCTGGGTCTGGTAGTGTTATAAGAAAAACTAGCTCATTTTTAAGAGGAAAGTTCTTATAGTTAGTAAAGAGTGGTTTAGCATAAATTACTGAGCCAGGTCCTGTTGATGTTGGATCGCTAATCTGATCCCATCTAATATACCCTAATGCATTCCAACCTCCTAGTTCCTCTCTAGAACCATCCAATATTACTTCCCTAACCCTAACCGGTAAGAAGGGTGAATTATTATCCCCACCTTCAGTCTGTTGACTCTCTATAAGGCTAAGAAAGCTCATTACTTACTATCCCCGATTGCTTTGATCTCAGAAAATAATTGTTCTCTTTCTGCTTCAGTAAGTCCAAATTCTTCTCCTGAAATTTCAGCTCTCTGCTGTGCTCTTTGTACTATGCTAGCAAGCTTAATAAGATGTTCATCATTCTTTACTCCTATCTCAAGATAGGTAGCAATCATAGGAACTACTAATGTAGCTTCTCCTATCTCTGTAACCATGGGCTTAAGCTCTTGTATCAGAGCATTTATCTGAGCTTCTTTCTTTCTAGAATTATCGTAGATCTCTTTATAGAGGTCTCCCATAGTCTTTTTTCCGAATATAGGTTGTTCAAACTGATTCATGGCTATTATAAATATGTTTCTCTAGAGTTATGACTCCTCTATCTAGGTAATCTCTGTAACTTAGTTGAAAAATATTATTTAATACTTTTGTTACTTTGGTTATTTGCGATGTTTTTACATCGATTATCTCTCTAATATATAGATAGAGGGCTTTTTTATTGTAAAGCTGCAAGTTATCTCTTTTGCGGAAAAGCTCTAGAACAGCATCAGCAATTTTTGCATCTTGCTCTATAGAAAATACTTTATAGATATGTTCGGTACAAGCATCTACATACAGATCCACAAAGTAAGAGAGATTATCTCTATAAAGAGAATCAATAGGTTGATCATCTTCATGAACTAGTTTAGGCGTAAAAGTAGGAAGAGATTCTTCTCTTAACACTACATCTCCTAAAGTAATACTTTGTTTTAGCTTTTTATAGTTTTTATTACTATAAACGATAAGGTACCTTTTAGCTATTGTGCCGAAATAGGAGTAGGCTTTAGCTCCCCTAGAGGGGTCAAAGAGATGTAACTTACTTAGAATGAAGGTAATAACCTCATGCTGTAGGTCTTCAAGGTTCTCTACGTCGGTGTAGTAGAACTTAAAGGTGTGAATTATGTTCTCTGTTAATTTAAGGAATGCAGGATGAATCTCATCGTTGTAGAGTTTGCTCCTGTATTCGTAATCTTCGCTTTTATTGTATTTTACAATTGCATCTTCAGTATCTTGTGTAAAATATATTCCTGATTTAATTTTTTTCATCTTTAGTTATACCGCCGTACTGGTCCAGGGCCTCTTGAAGCTCCTTAAGGTTCGTAAAGAACCAGCCGATCTCATCATCTCCTTGAAAGGTACCTTTCTCGTCAACTTCTTTTAATCTTATATTACTATATTCAATTGCTTCCACAATAACCTTTATGTATTCATCTTGGGTTTTAATGATATCTTCCTGCTTTTCTACTTTTCTTAATAGATTATAGGCGATATATCCCAGAGTACCAACTATTAGTGTTAAAATAATGAGAATAATAAACATTTTATAGATTTTTTATTAAATTAGATAAACCTTCTGAGCTTGTAAGGGATTGAGTAGCTTTTTGTCGAATAGTCTTATTTTCCTTAACTTTGGGTGAAGGATCACTTATTCTCTTCCAATTATCATATTCTGCTTTAGAAGCAAGGAAATCTGCTTGATGTAGTATATGAACGATGTTATGCCGTAGTTTTGCTTCAGGCATATGAGTGATAAAGTAAGCTTTATTAGCATCATCGTAAATACCATCGTGCAGTCTAATGCCAAGATACTCATTCATAGAGCAAGAAATGCCATACTTCTGAAGGATATACAGAGATCTATCTTGAATAAGCATAAACTGTAGATCGGTATTATAGGTATAGTTCTCCTTTAACTTATCACGTCTCCAATTATCAGTCTGAACTACATAGCCTTCTTTCTCTCCATCACCTAGCTTTCCAAGGTCGTGATTAAGAGCTGAAAATATTAGCTCCTCATCGGTAAAATCTATTTCTGCATTAAATGCTTCCCATAGTTTCTTAGTTTGAATAGCACAAGAAATTACTTTTAGTACATGATCCACATATCCTCCCGGGAAGGCATTGTGAAAATGAGCTTTCGATGATGCGGGAGAGGTAATTATAGTCTCTTCCATATCGTTATAAAGCTTAAGTAGCTGCTCTTTTCTAGGGGAGGAGATATAGTGATTTATAACTTGAAGGAGTTTTTCCCAATTAGCTTGAATTTGTTCAGCTGATAAAACCTGTTGCATAAAAAATTAGTCTTGTGATTCGGTATGCATTAGGGTTTGAATTTGATGCAATTGCTCTCGGATCTTATCATAAACCTCATATGCTTCATTTCTTTCCATTCTAGCGGTATGCAATTCAGCAGACCGTACTAATGACCTTACTCTATCTAATTTCTTTTCTATTAATAATTTAGTTCTCATAATAATTTTATTTTATTTAGTTATATATATTTAAATATTAACTTTCTCCCTTATCTCTTCTCCCTTCGTTTTTAATATACGAACTATTCCCATAGGAAACAACTAGAAAAGGAGAACAACGCATGCCGCGAAAAATTTAGTAAACCTCCCTACGTTCTTTCTAGGTTTCTTCTAGGGTCTTTCTAGTTTCTCTTTACCCTTTATAAAAAAAAAGAGGTTAGTAATAGATAGGTTCACCGGTCTTGAAGTCTTCAGCAAGATGGAGTATTGTATCAACGGCGTATTGTTTATCTATCTGGAAATACTCTCTATGGGATCCTTGATTGGAGTTGCGTCTATAGACAGATAGGGCTTTATGTACTAGGTTTTCTACCATATAGTCATTTTCAACTGGTAGGGACCAGTATAGGGTCCATTCCGACACTACTCCTGCGGAATTAATCTGGCGCAGTCTCTGTTGCGGGTTTACGGCTTTGCCTATTTTAATGAAGTCATACCCCGGGTTAGTAAGTACATATACATACTGTCCTTTGGAATGGTATTGGTTTAGCTTTTCAAGATCTTTCGTTGATTTCGCAAAGAGGTGTTTCCACTCCATGGTAACGTGAGGTTCTTGGGGTTCTATATTAACCGTTATTTGATAATCACAATTAAGTAAATTTGAGACTCTATAGGCTTTATATTGGCGGAACTTAAAGAGCATGGCTTTATAGTTATCCACCCATTCACGAGCCCGGGTATGGTATTGGGTATCGTTGTAGTTATCTACAAAGTCGTATATTGTAATGAGACCTTCTGTTTCTAGGTCAAGAGCCTGATCAAGGGTGAGTTTATTTAGTGACATGCAACCATTTTATATTCACCTTAAGATAGTAAGTTTATTTTTAAAAAGCAACTATCTCGTCAAGAAGTCTCTTTATTTTAGCACATCGTGTGTACTCTTCTTGAATTTCATACTCCTTAATAAGCAGGATGAGTGTTTCAACTATCTCACCTAGATCGTGTTTGGTACATTCAAGGAGGTGGAGGGGTAGGGAGGGATCGATATTCTGAAGAAAACCATACAGCCTATCGTAGTATAGTAGTTTTACTTTTCTATGAATCTTTTTAAATTGATCGGGATATAGCTCTTGGTAGTTCTTTGCTATAGTTTCAAAGGTCGAAACCCCGGCTATTATAAGCCCCATAAGTACATAGGGATGGGAGAAAGGATCTAGAGTATCTTCCTCTTTCTCATATCCACTCTCAAAAATTGAGAATACGGTATCGGCATCTAATCTCTTCACCTTTATAAATAGTAAGATAAGTCTACCTTAATATATATACATATACTCAATTATAATATAAAAATTTTCCTAAAAAAATTCTTTAGGTATTTGTATATTCCTATACTATTTCTTATTTTAAGACTATGGAAAACTTTATCACCCCAATGACTGGCTTTATGCTAGTATTTTTATCTATACTTTGTTTAACTGCTTACATAAGAATTAGAAGTATAACCAAGGAACTAGTACAAGTCCGTAACACATTGAGTTCTATGTCGGGAATACTCTACTCTTTGACTTTAGCTTTAGATGAGCATAAGAAAGACGTTGACAATCAACTAATTAAAAAAGATAAGCAGATTCTAAAAGGATGAACCTATCGGATATCATATGCACCACCATAGCCAAAAGGACTCTCCTGGAGTTTGACTACGACGGTTATCGTAGAAGGGCGGAACCCTACACACTAGGGTATCATAAGGATACCGGAAATCTCGTTCTCTCTGCCTTTCAAACCTTTGGATTCTCCCGGGGTAATCATATTCCCAAATGGAGATTGTTTCTTGTAACCAATATGACCAATACAAAAGAGTTGGAGGCTCCTCCCTTTACCCTAAGATTTGGCTTTAATCCTAGAGATAAAAGATTGATGAGGATTATATGTACTATATAAGTATATAAAGAGTATAGGTAGAAAAATTATAAGGGATGTATTTGCCAACCTAACCGAAGGCTACGGCTGACCACACTCTTAGTTAAATTAACTAGCACCTTTAGAGAAGAGTGATCTCAGAGTGACCTAAGAGTGAGCTCATAGTAAGGGAAAAAAAAAGAGGCCCGAAGGCCCCTCTCTCTAATCTTTCCACATCATCATGGTTCCGGGATCATACCACTCAAAGTACCAGCCGTTATCTTCTGCTATCTTATTTAGTTTAGGTTCTACTCCGAAAGTATCATTCCAGTACTCTCTATAGTAGTCAAATAGTTCTGGAGTAGATTCTCCTGAGATCCATATTCCATTCTCTCCGCTATTCTCATCCCTACCTCCGTAAAAGTCTTCGGTAGTTCCACACACATGAACTCCCTCATTAGTAAGTAGAGTCATCATTTTATCTATTCCAGTTTGCATAACCTTTTTGGTTTTAATTAGACTTAAAGATAGTAACTATTACTTTACAAACCAACTTTTATTTTATTCAAGGCAAGGTACTACCATCAAACCCCCACTCCTTCTGGAATTCAATTAAATTCTTCTCCAACTTAATCTTAATAAATTTCTTTATTTCATCTCCAGAAAAAAAGTCCCCTCTATTAATTTCCAAACATATACCCTTCACAGCACTCTCAAATGCTTTATCCCAATACAGGTTGTAAGCGTCTTGAATTTCTTCGAATCTTTCTTTAGTCATAACCTTTTGTTTTTAATTAGACTTAAAGATAGGAACTATATTCTAATCTTCCAACTCCTCAACTAAATTCATATTCTCTTTTAAGAGTTGAATCAAACGAATCCTATATCGTTCATCCCTTTCATTTCCAGCTTCACATTCAATATTCTCAAAACAATCTAAAAGATCGTTATACGTATTCTCGAATCGACAGTAACTCATATTTGCCATAACCTTTATTTTTTATTTACTTCGTAATTATTGACTGTATCAATTACTATTTTACAAATGGTATCAAGCACTTTATCATCATGTCCATCTAAGTAAGTAATTAGGTTAAACTATAAAGTTTCTTTTAACTCTCTTGTTGTTTTAATTTCCATAACCTTTGTTCGTTTTAATTATACCTAAAGATAAGAAAGAGGGTCAGTATAACCAACCCCCTAACTAACTTTCTTTAAACCAATTCCATTACTTCTGTTAATCCCATCTCCTCTAAGTCGTCCCGGGTTTCGATATCTTCACCAAACACCAATTCAATATCAGCATCTTCTAGTATCAAACAGATATCTTCTCCCATAACACGACCCATCAATTGGATTTCTTTTGGAGTAAGCTGCTCAGTAAATACTTCTTCTACTTCACCTGTTTCATAA